AATTGACTTGGAAATGGTATCGAGTTCGGACATGAGTTCTCGAAGGTCTTCCATTTTTGCAAGTTAAATTAACTATAATTTCTTGTACTTAGGTTTTTTTTGACGCATTTTAGAAGCTTCTAAAATCTTCTTCTGGAGATTGTTCGTTAAATTGTAACCAGTCAGATTTTTGAAGAGTTCCTTGTTCCCATTCATAGCAGCTGCGCGAGCCTGTGTCGCGGACGGAGCACCACTCGGGCGTTTTATATACTCACGTTTAAATGGTCGTTCATTGTTCGCTACAGTCGAGCGTAAAAAATTAAACGCATTCTTCCGATTTTCACCCACCACCATAACAGAATTAGGTCCAAAGTTTTTTACGATGTTGGTGATGCTCCGGTTCTTCGCGGAAGACATAAAGGTTACACCCGGAAACCAACCCCTCAGAATGCGCAACTTGTTCGCTACAGAAAGTGGGTTCTTCATAGTACCTGTGGAATGCGAAACAATCACAACTGGTTTCTTGTTCATGTTTCGAGCCTTGCTGACAATATCCTTGATCATCATCTTGTGACCCAAATGTGGTGGATTGAATCGACCATATGTAAAGACAACGTCCATTTATATAAGAATAGTTTTTTATCACACATCATCTAACTTTTCTATAGCATCTTGAAGCCACCCGATCTGTTGTGTAATTGTTTCCCTGTACCTTTCCCTAAAATCATTCTCATGAAGTAAATAACGATTGAACACACGATTTTTTACTTCTGGGGTCAATGCCTCCCACTCGGCATCGTTCAGTTGCATCATCTCACAGTACTCATATTGTGCATCAAGTTTTACACGCTTCGTCATCCGAACAAGCTTTTTATATTCAGTACGTTCCTTCTGTAAATAATCAATCTGTCCTTGAAGGAAATTGTAATCCGCATCAATAGCCTTATCGTAAAGTGTCTCGAAAAACAAAGGACCCTCCCCCCTTCTCATCTCCCCATAATCAAAAAGATATACCGGATCCGCTCTAGAAGAATACGCATTCTTTAGGTGATTACAAATCTCCAAATATTGACCATCCCCAAACTTATCGGAGTTTTGGTCTATTATTTGCATAACTTTTAACAAATCATCCATCTTAAACACAAGACGTCTCTATTGTCTAAGTATTTTTTTTCAAATACTATTGAAGGTGATGTATAAAACATCTTATGACAAATGTGAATGTCAAATTGGTGTAATACACATTGGCTACGGTGCCTTTCACAGAGCACACCAGGCTGTATACCTAGACGATTACATGGAAAAAACTGGTGACCTCCGTTGGGGTATTGTCGCCGTCAATCTGAGGAATGAAGGATTCCGAGAAATAGAAGACTATGTTTTGAAAACACCCTCACAATATAGGTTGGTGAGGTCTCACCTGGATTACGTAGATTGGACACAGAGTAGAGCAATTGCCAAACACTTACTCACACTTCCCAGCGTTCATCTCGTAACTATTACTGTTACAGAAAGTGGATATTCTCCAGGATCTCCACTCTTTGAATATCTCGCGTGTGGTCTCAGAAACAGAAACTCACCCATCACAATCATGTGCTGTGACAATATCCGCCAAAATGGTCTTGTCCTCGAAACACAATTCTTAGCTTACCTCTACCAAACAAACCAACATGAACTGGCAATATGGGTCAAGGAAAATGTGAAATTCCCATCGTGTATGGTAGATAGAATTACACCCAGAACAACAGAATTTTTGAAAGAAGAAATTGAAGAAATGTTTCCAGGTTATGGTAATAATCCCGTCCAAACTGAAGAATATTCTCAATGGGTCATCGAAGATAACTTTGCATCCACATTTCCAGACCTATCCCTAGTTGGTGCCACATTGACTTCAAATCTCGAACCCTATGAAGAAACAAAAATACGTATTCTCAATGGGGGGCACACATCTCTCGCGTATCTCGGAGCCCTCGCGGGATACTCCACATTTGATCAAGTTATGGCGAATTCAGTGCACCGAGAACATTTTAGAAAACTTCAAACAGAAGAGATTGTTCCATCCATAGAAAGCGAAGTCCCCTTCGATCTATACGATTACATGGAACAAGTTGAAGAAAGAATTTCAAGTGAATCCAATGGTGATAGCTTGGATCGAATCTGTATGGATGGATTTACAAAGTTTCACACTTTCGTCGTTCCATCACTGCGTCGATGCTTGGAACAGGGGAAGAGACCAATTCACACATATAAAAGTATCGCGGCGTGGTACATATATGCGAGAAGGTTTGGTAGGGGGTGCACGAAGATAAAGTATAGCGAGCCCAATTGGGTCCTCCTAGAACCACTCCTCAGAGATGGTCGGGTCGACGACTTTGTATCAAATGAAAGATTGTGGGGGGACATTCCAAAAAAATACATTACATTTACAAGAGATCTAAAATCTATTCTACTCTCCCAAACGTACGAAAAAGAAATTGACCTCCTTGGTTAGCGATAGTTAGGTTGCTCCTCCACCACGGGCTTCACGAAGGTCATTGGAAATTCAACACAAGCACCAGAGACACCCCCATCCGTCTCTTCGAATGCCCCATATTCGAGCCTTCGGCGCCATTCAATAGCCCGTTGCCCCCTTTGAATGAGACTCAGAGCGTCTTCGAAACCCGGCGTCTGAGAAAACTCGCACCACGCATAGTCGGCACCACCACCACTCATCGGTCCCTCGACTTCTTCGACAAACTCATTCTTGAGCTTCGGGAACCAATGAGCATAGAACGCTTCAGCATCGGGAATGTCAACGCCAGCCAAACGAAGCCCCTCGACGTTTCTGGTATCTTGACGACAGACCTGGTGCAGGTGGCGCTTCTGACCCCATGGAACACCTTCCCTGATATAGGCATTCACGCACATCGCGTGGTACTTCTCGGGAACCTCACCCTCTAGGTTCTCGAGATCCGAAAGCCACTCTTTGTACCGTTGATCAGCTTCCATCGCTTCTTCCACGTGGCGGAGGTACTCCTTGAACTCGTACACAGACTCATAGAGCCTTTCCATCTTCTCTTGCTTAGCCGCCTCCGCCACCCGTACCGATGGTGGTTGACGCTTCCAAACCGCCTTCAACTCGTTGCACAATTCCAGATAGGCACCGTCGGGAAGTTTGTCAGCGTTGGCATCGACGAGGGACATTATTTTGGAAAGAGACATTTTCAAAATGATATAAAAATTACAAATCTATCTTCTACTTAGGTTTCCTTTGACTCTACAGCTTCGGGGAGTGGGGGTATAAAGTAAGATGAAACAAACAATACACCCAATCCCGCCACAGATGGATAATAAACCGCCGTTGCCACAATAGTAACTGTAAGAAGTAGGAAAAATATGTATAAACCCCATGGGTGTACATCAAATTCCTCATACAATTTCTCGTTTCTGAGTTCAAGACGCAAGTTCTCATCTTGAAGTTGTTTCACAGTGTTTTCGAGTTCAATCACACGCTTTTTCAATTGAGAATGCATTCCAATCTTGGGAACATTAAACATCGTCAACGGAGTAGAGAACATTTTTCGAGATATATTTCTATTATTGTAACACAACTTAGGTGTGATTTGATAAAATACTCCGAAATGAACGCTTCGCGAGGGAACCCCAGTGTATAAGCCATGATAGGTCTTGGTATCCCATACACTCCGAGAACTCTCTGTAAGCTGTATGAGCCTTTTGGATTGCTCCAGTCAATTCACGCTCCGACCGCTCCGCCTCCAGCATCTCCCTCGCAAGATACTTTTCATAGATTTCCTTTTCATTTTCAGCTTCGAAGACTTTTGCACGAAGTTCTGAAATTGTATAGTCTTCCAAAGTCACACCATGGGCGGTGGCAATTTCTACCAATGCATCCACCTTGAGAGCAGGTGTTACTTCAGTTCGCTTACTTATGTTTTTGTAGTGGTTACTCACTTTGTCATAGTAACACATAGTCATAATCCACTGATAACATTTATCTATACAGTTCCGATCTATAACAATTTCCTGCTCCGAAAAATCTGGTGTAACACACAACGTATCTTTGGGACCATGGAGATGCTTCATTATAGTACACATCTTAAGGTAGTCTCCTTCGGGAATTGAAGTCGAGTTTTTATCTATGAGACTCATAAGTTCTTGAACAGACATTCTTAGATTTTACATTACAAAATAGTACTTAGGTCTATAAAAGATTTAGAACTCTTTTTACATCGATTCTCAAAATTTCGCAACTCCTCGAAGAGATGACTAATGTCATCATTTTTATCAAAAGAATCCTCAACTTTTTCAATAAGCGTCATGATTTTATAGTACATCTCGTCATCTTCCCTTTTCTCTATTATGAAGGATAACAATCTCTTAGACTTCATAAGGAGAGTTTGAATATTTTCTCGACGCTCACGAGAAATTCGTCCAATCTGAATATATATCTTTTCGTCACATTCATTTACAGCTTCAATAATGTTCATTGATCTTGAAACAGGTTTCGGGGCAAAGAAATCGGCAATCGAGTATAAGAATTTTTGCATTTTTTGGGGGCTGGTGGGACTTCAATTGGTTCGGTGCAGTAGAGAACTTCTTCCCAAATGATACGCTGAACGTCCGAACAAAGCTGAGCTGTCGCTTGACAGAACGCGATTCGGTATTCGTCAGTCACCAGTGGGATGAGGTATTCTTTCATTCTTCGTGAATTTCACTTGTTTCCTCATTACTTAGGTTTCGTTTAAGCTTCATGTATTCCAATTGTAAATCAAGATAGATACGGAATGGAGCATCCCATAGTGCCATCTTAAACCACTTATACGTTGAACTCATGTAACCGGGTCCCATTGAAGCCATGGTATTATAAAACGTTTCAAAAATCATTTTTATAATACTAGGTGTTTTCTTTTATATAGATTTATTTACAGTAAGCATCCCTGAGAGATATCCTTGGTTTTATCGACACATGTAGTTACCCAACCTTCGGCACTTGGATCGTATGAGTAATCATCACCAAATTTATAGGCACGGCATGGACTTTCCTCAGTTTCACCTGGGTTTTTGTAGGCTACCGACAAAAATTCACCATCAGATGTATCATCAATTGTTCCCATCTCACCCAAACAATCCCGAATATTTTCAACTTCACTGGTACCGTATTGTGAGTACTCGTTACCGAAGTTACCGGGTAACACGTAGGCACCTACCTCACCATCCTCAACATTTACCAAACCAGAACCAGAAATATCTGTGACAGTTTCAGAAGATTTCATTGTACCATCCACAATTCCAAAAAACATTTCCACTCCCGATGTTGTCATATAAGACATCACATAGTTCTCACCAATGCTCGTAAATTTAATCTTGTATTGTTCGGTCGTGGGTGTAGTTCCCCTGTAACCAAATCCACTGGAACTATACTTGATGTATCTTTCCATCGTGGGTGAGTACAAATAATAAGTATTGGATTGATCTGTAATGGGTATAAATTCCACCATCATATCTTCCTTGCGAACACCAGATGTGACGATATCGAAGGTTGTAGGTACATCATCAGTCGAAAATTTAGGAACAATCACCCCTGGTACCAGCTTCTTCGAAATAAGAAACTTCTTACCCTTGAGGGGGTGAGGTCGAATCACTTCCATATCTTCTTGTAGAGCCTGCTCTTCTGGTGTTAAGGCTGGCTCTGGCTCTGGAGCTGGAGCTGGAGCTGGAGCTGGAGCTGGAGCTGGCTCTGGCTCTGGCTCTGGCTCTCGAATCATGAACCAATACACACCACCACCGATAAGGACAAGTAATAATATGAGAACAATAATCACAATTGGACTCATCGTTTATAATATATTACGACATTTTTTTTTCGTTAAATATAATAGAATGTCCCTTGACGACATACCCAAAAAGGTTCAGTATGTCACCGTGGATTCAAATTTTGTAAATGGTACTAATAACGCATTTTCTTTGGATCTTACACTGAAACTAATACACATGTTGAAGATATGAGTAGGGTTCTCGGTATTAAAATTGTAGATTTCTATGTTACACAAGTTGGTGATAGTAACACAAGTTCGAGTACAAATATTGCAAAATTTGTGGACATCGTTTGTCCAGATATTCCCAAGGCGGCTCAAATTCTCGATGAACGTCATGGACAAATTTTAGCTAGAGTTCCACTTGAAAGACATTTCTCGGGAAGTAACGAATTTATACTCAGAGATAAACAGTGGAGACGATTTCAACAACAAACAAACTACTTCAATCCCATATCGATAAAAAAACTAAACTTCAACATCTATGAACAACAAGATGATGATGATTATTTTCCGCTTCAACCAGATGCTCGATGGTACATGATCTTAGAAATTACAACAGTCAATGTCAAAGAAAAACCAAAGGACCGAGAACTTCAAATCCTCATGGCGTTGGAAAAACTTTTGAAAAAAATAGACACCCTCAACCACAATGTTCAAAAGTTACCAGATAAACCCCCAGATGAAAAACCTAAAAAATATTCCTTTGGACTTTTGGTCGCTGTTCTGGCGTCTCTTTTAGGTGGATTCATTTGGTGGGTAAATAAAACTTCTACATGATTTTGTTAATCTTTAAATGCATCATCCCCATAAAGGTCTTCCAATGTTTCTAGAATGTCCTGTACATCCTTGAGAGATGACTTGGTGGAACGAAGATTCCACTCTGTCAGTGTTTTGATTTTCTTCTGTGCATTCTTATATTTTTCAACCTGTTCCCGTAACTTCCTAAGCTCTGGTTCTGTGTTAGTACTAATGGGTCGAATAATAGAACGCTTCCTGTTTTGGGTATTATATATCGGAATGGGTCTAATACAAATTGTCGTCATATATCATGTAACGCGGTTTATCTTTATGCAGTGACTACCTTTTTCTTAGCGGGTGCCTTTTTAACGGGCGCGGGTGCGGGCGCGGGTGCGGGCGCAGTGGTGGTAGATTCTTTCGAAACACACTTGCAAGCTGGACCAGTGGCACCCTTTGGACCGGCTGGACCGGCTGGACCCACTGGACCGGCACCCTGGGCAGAACCACCGCACGTGTCAATTATGTTGAGGAGAAGACTGTAGAGACGAGTCTTGTCGAGACGGGTGCGCTTGAGTTCAGTTTCAATCTCTGTGCGTAGAGAATCCATTGTAGTATATATAAAAGAAAGATTATCTTTATATCAAATGATCGTGATCGGACCGGCGCTCAATACTGGCATCGGTCATCACGCACAAAAATATACCAACCTGTTTCTTCCTGACTCTGGATACTACATATACGGATCTAAACTTCCCGAGTCTGATCATGGTCTGGTTTTCATGCTCCCCCTCAAAAAACATATAGAATACCTAAAGTATGCAAGAACTCGAATTAAGAATCTCGCATGTATGACGGTTTGTGAAACTGAGACAGTTCATGAGGATTACGGTCTCATCATGAAAGAATTTAAGAAGGTTGCGGTGCCCAGTGCGTTTTGTAAGAAGGTTCTTTCTCGACAATTTCCTGAGAATGAATTCTACATCATTCACGCACACATTCCAAAACCGAAAGAAAAACCATACACATTCTACCACATTGGGAACATCATGGATCCACGAAAAAAGTTCAAGGAAATTCTACAAGCTTTCGTGAGACTCAATGAACCAAATACACGACTCCTCGTAAAGGCGACATGTAATCAAAATGTAGAAATCAAACTACCCAGGGTTGAAGTTATTAATGGTGTCATCTCAAATGAGGAGATGGATAAAATTCACCACACTTCGGATTGTTACGTCAGCTTTTCACATTCAGAGGGGGTTGGGATGGGTGCCGTCGAAGCTGCACTGAGGAATAAACCCGTGATTATAACAAACTACGGGGGAGCTCCGGAATACGTAAAGACGCCCTATACAATTGACTGTGAACTTCAAGAGTTGCCACAAGACGATTTCCTCTTCAAAAAGGGAATGATCTGGGGTAATCCAAACTTTGATCAACTCTTGGAATTCATGAGACACGCCTACGACAATCGTGTCCGTCACATGGATCACGAACACACCAAAAAAATAGTTGGAAGGGAGAATGTCCTAAAAGAGTTCATCTTGAATGTAGTTGGTGGCGAGAACGATGATACCGATGAGGATGGTGCCACTCATCATTGAATCCTTCTGAGTGATGATGGTCATGATGAGATCATCCAAAACTTGGATACCGGTCGGTTTTTTTACGATGTGGGGTACGAGGGTACTGATAGTGAGGTAAAGTGCCATCGCTATTATTACAGGTCTAAGACTCTCCTGATCTAACATTATCTTTCTATTACTCACTTATTTTAATTTGAGATACATCAACCTTTGTCCCAATCGTAGCATTCTTCACACTATGCTTTTTGCAGTAATCTCCACACACCGCCTTGAAAGAACATGGCTTCCCAGACATCGTTAGAGCACAACAAATTTTCTTAGACGTTCTCTGCTCAGTCACAACTTCTGGGGTTTTTTCTAAAACTATAATCTTCCGTGTATCCTTTTTGTGTTGGTGTTTCATATAGGACATCTTCAATTTCCAAGTCGCATCCGCTAAATTGTAACATTTGTCATCTGGCTCACTAAGACGGTACATAGTAACCGCATTACTGAGACATTCTTCCCAAAGGGCGTTACGAACAACTTCCATTTTTTTAAGATACTTTTTACTTTTTATTTAGCGACTTAGGTTTTCAAGCTTCACCCCCTATTTCTGCGAGATAAATATCAACCTGTCCCGCAAATTCTGGACACGTTTCTGTCGTCTTTTTTGTTATAGCATCTTGTACATTAATCACGTGTTCCTTGAACTTCTTAACATCTATACCCGTCGCATTATGGATTTGAGTTTCTGTAGCGATGTCTTTGAGTGCATAGAGGTATGCTGCTGCATAGTTTGCATGGAGGATTGCAACGACCGGAGACTTGTCCTGCTGTGCCGCTGTGGCGTAACGAGCTGACTGACGAACGAGTTTCTCAATTGATTTGTTCATACCCCTGGTCTTATTTTGCATCACCAAAAACAACACGAAGATCGCAGTTACGAGGTAGAGGTACATAGTCTCTTAAACGTAGTAAAGAAAAATTATCTATTGCGACCAACCCAATATTAAAAAATACGTTAATGTTGGTACCACCGTACATGGTGTATAAATTCAAACCTAAGTTATAAAACTTTCAGATGAAAGTTAAGGAAAATGGATCTCTTTCATAAATTAATTGACCTTATTGATAGGAATTCTGAAAGAATTCCGGAAGGTGACTATGTGGAATTATGCAACGTCATCAGGGATATTCGTCGGAAAGTTCAACCACCCTCATTTCTTCTAGACCAAAATGAACCCATGACCTATATACCCACATCCGATCCTGATACGGCTTACCAAGAACTTGATGAAGAGGTTGATTCGATGACCGTTTTAGTCGTTGAAAATAATTAGGTTTTTAGTTTTTTTATAAAAGCTGCGAGAAAATACATGACCGGTGGTAAACTAATCGACCCCATAACAGCCATAAATGCGACATTCGCATCTTCGAGTGTTTGAATTTTTCCATGAATGATTTTACTGATTGAAGTTTCCATAATTCTATCAACAGTTGTATCAATCGGTTTTACAATTAAGGGGATAGCTGAAATTCCTACAAGTGTTGGTAAAAAATGAAAAAATGGTTCAATATCAAGATTATTTGAAGAAACAATGCCAGCGGATAAATTTACAATTACACGAATAATTGATCCCGGCCAAAACACAGAAGCGAGCATCTGCCAGGTGAAAGTTTCAGCTGAAATTCTCACAGCATCTTGTATTTTTTCTCCTTCATCTGCCCCTTCATAAGCCTTTTGTCCCTTATCGAGGGTATCAAACAAAACATAAGATGCCGCAACACAATAAGACGCGGGAAGACCCCAATCGGGTAAATATGATGTGAAGGCTTCACCAAGTTCATTTGCATAACCCATGTAACGCAGAGATGTTTCACGATAGGGATCGACCTGTTTAAGACTGGTTGAATATATTTTGAAACGTTTTGAAGAATGGTTTGGTGGTGGTGGTGATTTTAAACGTGCGACGGGTCTAAAAATAAGTGATGCCATTTTTAATACTAAAAGTTATATCTTTAATAATAGGTTTCTTTACAACATTAGCAGGAAATAATTGACTTAAAAACGTAACTAAAGATACATTTAATGAATGTCCTCGTGGGATCAGTCGTACTTTTAACAGCCTTTATTGTGTTCAAAATTCTTAAACCTGAGTCACATAGAATCTCACCAAAGAAAGAACCACCCACAAAAAAAATTAACCCATACTTCGCTTTCTGTAAGGAGAAACGCTCCGAAATTGTCACCGCTAACCCAGAACTTAAATCCCGCGAAATTGTTAAAAAGCTCGGTGAAGAGTGGAGGAAACTCTCCGACGAGGAAAAGGATAGGTACAGAATTACTTCTTCTTCATAACAATCACGCTTTTTACGTTTCGAAACCTAAGTTAGATTTTTGATTTGTAATAAAACAAAGAAAAATGACTCACTCGACGCCATCAGTTTACGATTTGATTTGCGCGGGAAAACTTCGCGTCGGCAGCTACGTCACATGCAATCTTCCCCATAACGGGGGCCGCTGCCAAGGGGTCCTGCAATCAAACGGGAAAATCGCTTTTAGGATCGGCGGAATATCCACACTATTTACGCTCAACCAATTCGCCGAAAAAGTTTTCGGTTACGGCCCGAATGGTTGGAAGACTGTTAAAGACGAACATGGTGTTTTGCTCGATGAAGTTCGAGAAAAGTATAGGTGTGAACAAAACTTAAGTTAGAGTTTTGAATTGTAATAAGTATATTAAAATGACTACCCCTCCCGAATCTTATATCACTGAACTGAAAAAATTGCCTACCCGTTTCGATGTTAAAAACTTTAAACCAATGAACCTGGAAGTGGAGGACCCATTCACCGAAGACGAGTGGTGGGATGTGAAAGTACAAAAATGCTATTACGAATGTTATGATACAGATTTTAAACAATACATTGATGAATATGAAGAATGGGAAGACATTAATAAAGTAAAAGAGGATACTGAAAATCCATACAAACAATTTAAAGCATGGGAAGGGGTTATTATAAAGGGAGGTTCCCCAGTTCCATTCAAGTTTATTCATCACTTCACGAATGATGGTGACGTGGACCTCGAGGTGGACGAAGATGTAGACTGTTTGTCCGAGTTTCTCTGTGAAAAGCTCATCTGGGAAAAATGATAGTGGGATGAATCAGTGGAGGTCCAGATGTTTCCTCCTCCTCGCCGAGAATGAAAACCTAAGTTGAGATCCATTCCTACAATTTTTAAGTTTTAATTAAGAGCCATGTCACCCAAGTCTAATATGAGAGGTTTTCATGAAATCAATGAAGAGTTATACAAATTAAGTAAAAACGAAGATA